TTTGTACAACAAATGTTGTTTTGTTTATTTCCTGATTCATCAGCGATATAGTTTGATACAAATTGAATCATGTTTACTATATTACCTAAAAAATAAGTACTTCCAGTATATGCGTCTGTTGGACATTCTGGACAACAAACATTTGGATTTGATATTTTAGGTATTGAATACCCGTTAGCAGTAGTATTTAAAGTTGCTTGAAGTAAGTTTCTAAACTCAGCATCTGATGTTGTAGAAGTTACTTGTGAATTTAAGTATTCTACTAATTTATAAATTGGATTTATACAGTTCATAATTATAATAATATTATATTGTTAGCATTTAGAAATAATTTTATATCTAAAATTCTTAATATTCCACCTTCACATTCTATTGTTAATCCTGATTGTATAACTAAATCTAAAATATCATACATTATTTGACCTGAAAACGTATTAGAATCAAATATTTCATTAAAAATACCCATTGTTGTTTGTCCTTGAATACTACCCCATTCTCTTCCAGATAAAGAGTATGAAGGAACATTAATAAATCTATTAGGTATGTTTGCATTTCTTGCTTCTAATAATGTCATACAGGAATCAAAATTTGTGATACCACTGTTTGTTTGAGGACCATTTACAGAAATAGCTGTTCTTATTCTACTAATCATACTTTCATCACTTATAATATACCAATACCAATCAGGACAACATATATTACAAGAGGAAGTATAAATACCATTGCCTATTAAAGTTCCTAGAATTTCTAATATATCAGGATTTAATCCTTTCTCAACATGAATGTCATAGACATTTTTAGCATAATTTAATAACCAATATACAGGATTTGTACAACCATCTTCAGAACATAGTTGTTCTCCTATAATCTGTATTATATCATTTAAAGACATACCATTTGTTATTCCTAAACAAGAAATATCTGGTCCAGAATATACTACACAAGTACCAGGATATATTTCTTCACATTCAGTTCCTTCACAAACAGGTGGAGGTTCTACACAAGGAGGTGGTATTACTGGGTTACATGTATTACATCCATTATTATTATAAGCCATTTTATTTAATTTTTAATTGTTTAACATTCTATTATTCCATTTCCAAAAGCACAATTACTATTGTTGATCAATATACCACAAGTCAATACTCTAGTAACTGATTCACAAGTACCACTACTACTTAATATAGTTTGTTCTGAAACATATGTATAATCTACTGTACTATTACCTGCTGGTATGGTAACAGGTACATTAGATGTAAATACACCATAATCAGGATGTGTTATTGTATGTTTTACTACAATTGTTAAATCAGTAGCCAATGTTGCAGGAAGTCCTGTACTAGCATTTACTAAATCATAAGTTGTAGTAGTTGTTATATAAGGATAATCAGAAGGACCTTCACCTTCATCACAAGATGTAGTAACACCTACATCTGAACTTTCAGATATGTTTATATTATAAAATATAATTGCTTCTTTTAAATATCCTATAACAGTAATTGCAGATGATTCACCACAAGAATATAAAGCTTTTATTTTAACTATATATTCTCTTCCTGCTATAATACTTGTACTTATTACATTAGCTGTAAATACATCATCTCCGTAAGTATTTGAGTAAACTAAATTACCTTCTGTTGTACCATTCCATTCCCATATTTCTAATGAAAACCCTATTGGACTTTGAATATTAGTTAAAGAAGATGTTGTCCAACTGATATTAGCACTTATAGTATTATAAGAATCTATAGTTACAGAATTAGGCGATATTAACACACATGGTAGTATTGCCTTAGATTCTAATAATGTTTGTAATGCTGTTCTTAAATCACAAACACTTAACCATAAATTATTATAATTTTCAGCTACTGTATTTGGATTTGGTATCCAATTAGCTAAATCTTTCATATCTAAATCTAAATCCTGCATTTGAGGTTCTGTAGCTAACATTGGACACATGGTGGACATTGCGGTAGTCCATTTTGTAGTACTACCTAATACAGAAATATAATCACAGTAACGAGCTTCAAATGTTTCAAAAGCAGTATCTATATTCACTGTTTCTCCAGGATTAGCTGCTGAAGCACAACCTGAAGTTATAGTTAATTTATTAGGCTCTTTATAATTATCAATCCATTGTTGAATTATTAAAATGTCATTTTGTATTGTAGTTATATTACCTTGTTGTGTAACAAGAGTATCATATAAATCACAAACCCATTGTGCTAATAATAAAATATATTGATCGTATGTAAGTTCTGTAATAGTTTGTCCATCTTCTTCATATTGTAAATAATCTTTTAAAGCTAATGGTTGATTTATTTTCTTGTGAAGAGTTACAAGGTCTTGAACAGTAACATTACCGTTTGCCCTTGAACATAATTCTTCAGCATATATTTCTAATAATTGTTGCCCTGTCCATCCTTCTCCCCATTGTGGAATTTGTTGATCAGTAATAAGACAATTATATGAAAGATTATCTATTTTATTATCACAATTACAATCACTTTGAGACATTTCAGATAAAGAACATATTATTTGTCCTAATCTATATACAATATCTTCTATAGAATCATTTTGACATTGATCTATACATTCTATTTTTGGACCATTCCAAATAACACAAGATGATGATACTGGTGTACAATTTTTGGGTAATGCCATTTTAAATTATATTAGACAAGTTAATATATAATATTGTATCAAAAGCTTTACAACCATTTGCATCTGTTACTTCTATCTCTATAAGTCCTATTCCATTTTTGGGATTTAATTGATAAATTCCACATCTTGATGGTATTGAATCTGGATATACCATTGTTAAATTGGAAATAGGACCTTCTTTTAATCTCCACATATATGTATATGGAGGTGTTCCACCATATACAGTACCTACATATCTAGCATCATAAGGACCAGGATCATACCATGTAATTTTTACTCTAAAATTACAACAAGGACATTCACCAGGTTCTCCTTGCGGTCCTTGTTCTCCTTGTGGACCTGCTGGACCTCTTTCCCCTCTAGGACCTTGAGGACCAATTGGACCTTGTGGACCTTGTGGACCTTGTGCACCAGTAGCACCTGTAACACCAGGTTCTCCTTGTGGACCTTGTGGACCTTGTGGACCTGCTGGACCTGCTGGACCTTGTGGACCTTGTGGACCAGGACGTCCTTGTATTCCTTGTTCACCAGGAGTTCCAACGGAAGTTTGTAATTCGCAAATTTTAGCAATTAATACATCAAGTAAATCTTGAATATTATCAACAGTACAATCTATTCCTTCTGGACATTTTATACAGGATATATCAAAATTACCAGCCTGTAATTGGTTTGATAATTCACAATATGCTGTTGCCAATTTATATATAACATCTGTAATAGTATCTCCTTGACATAACCCAATACATTCAATATTAGGACCTTGCCAGATAATACAATTAGATGATGTAGGAACACAATTGCTCATATTATAATGTTTTTATTCTTTCTTCAATTTGATTTGTACAACAATAAGATTCATCACATATATTACAAGCATCTCTTTCTAATGCTCTTTTATATAGATTTAAAATATCATAAGCATAATTATAATCAATAATATTTTTACAAGATTTAATACCAAATCTTCTTTTGATATAATCTTCTTGAATACTATGAACAAACAGTTCTGATATTTTTTCTAAGTTTGTATTCTCAATATAATCATAAATCATCTTTTTAATTTTAGTTGTTTTAATTTAGCTTCATAAGCTGCTATACATTTTGTACATCTCATTGTACCATCTGATGCTCTACGTCTTTGGCATGAACATCCTAATTTATTACCACAAACACAAGTACTAGCCATAATTTTTTAATTACAAGTTAAACAATTACCTGATTGATATTTACTAAGCATTCTTTGAGCATATCCCAACATATCTGTAGCTTGTACACAACTGTCACAATATTCTGCTTTAGCCTTAGCAGCATCAATCAGCATTTTTATATATCTTAAATCATTTAATTTTTGTTTTATTTCTGTAGATGGTTCACATTCAGCTAATTGTAATTTACACAATTCTCTATAATATTCATTAGTTATACAAGTAGTTCTTAAATGATTATAAATAACAAATACTTTATCATTAGGAGAAACACTATATCTAATGATGTACAAACCATCTGGAAAACCATTTAATTCTGTAGCATTAGCTTCTTGATAACCTAATGTTATCATTGTTATAATCTCATTAAATCCTGGTGTAAGATTATTTAAATAAACAGGTTGATAAAAACCAGGCAATGTTATATCTAATCTAGGACATTCTACAGGTAAACCTTGTCCATAGGAAGACATATCAGAAATCCTTAAAGCATGGTCACATGCTGTATCTAATATTTCTAATGCTAATCTATGCTTAATAGCCATAATATACAATTATCATTTATAATACAAAGATAGTAAAATTTTTTATATAAAACAAAAAAAAGGAAGATTAATTTCTCCCTTTTCTTTAAATATTTTTTTTCTTAGATAACAACTTCAAGTTGTACTGCATTATTAGCACTAGTCAAATAAGCATTCATCCAAGATTCAAAATCAGCATCTCTAGCTTTAACTACAATCTTTACAAGATATTGATCGTTGTCTAACATACCATCTGAATTTGATTTACGAGGTACAGAGTGAAGAATATGATATACATAATATTTACCAGACCTATCAATATCAGTCATAGTAGTATTATCATTAATCTCACGAAGTCTTACATCATCAAACCAAGGTTCTTGCTGATAACGTTTAGATAAGATGTATTCTCTTAAAAGAGGTTCTCCATATCCTTTACCTTGATAAGCATTTTGTTTTTCAGTAACTGTTAAACATGATACAACACAAGGATCACCTGTTTTATCTACAACTGATAAATTAATATGAACTGGTTCAATTTCATATTTGTCACAAGGGCTAAATGAACAATCTCCAAAAGTAGTATCAACATAAGCACCTGTTACTACAAGACAAGAAACAATATCAGCAACATCTGCAGAAGTAGTTGCAGGAACATAAGTTTCTGAATCAATAATTGTGTATAGTTCTACAGAATTATCATAATTATTTGCAATCTCTAAAAGATTACCATCAACATCAACTACTGTAAATTCATAAGCTGTAATAGGAGATGCTCCAACTGGTGTTACAGTACCTACATAAGCTCCTACAGGAATACCTTCCCCTACAACAACTTGTCCTGCAACAGGAACTACAGTAGCATCATCAGTAACAAGAGTACTAGCTTCTTCATAAGCAACTTCAACTTCAACAGGATTATTCATTACAAAAGCCTTTACAAAAGGAGAAGTCAAAGGATATTCATTAATTCTATCTGCCCATTGTAAAAGAACAACGTTAGGATCTACAGCAGAAGGATTATCAGGATCATCACAACAACCAGTATAAGCATCTACTGTAAAATACATATTTCTGGTTAAAGTTCTAAGAACTGGAGATCCTTTAATATCAACTCTCAATCTGTATGTAGTTTCACATTCTAAAGCACAATTTTCTGCACAAACAGTCCATACATCATTAAGAGCTGTTCCAGGTTCTGTTACATAGAATTTACTTACATACTTAGGATTAATACCTTTTGTTTTTACTGTTTCTTGATAACCACCATGAAAGCTAGAACCAAGTTTATCAGTTGTGTGAAAACTTCCTTGTGCTAAATACACCATAGGATGCAAAGCATAAGAAGCTGTTGCATAAGGAGCTGCTAGTAAAATAGTTTGATGATCTAAATTATCAACAATACCAATTTGACCAGCATCAATTAAAGTAGTTAAACCTGCAGTTTTTCGAAATGAGGTACTATTAGTACCTAAAAGCATTTTTTGAAATGCATGTGGAAAATAAGCCATAATTTTTAAAATTTAAGTTAATAATATAATATAATATAATTCTTTTTTCATTAATATCCAAATGTTTTATGTTTTTTCTACTACAGATGTTTTATTTATTTGATATTCATTAATAGATTCAATATTACCTGCCAATAATGCAATAGTCTCATCTACAAGTATTTCTGCTATATCATTTTTAAATTCACATTGTACGTCTGCTGTTGCTGGATCTCCTGTAGTTAAATCTACACAGCCAACCTGAGTTACATCAACAGGTAATCTATAATAAATTAACTTAACATTTTGAATGTCAAATTCATCATTGGTATAGATTCTTATTCTATTACCAATTAAAGTTGCAAATGTTTCTCCCCATTCTGCACTAGGTCTTTTGGAATCATCATCTAACATATCTTCTACATTTGCCATTTCTGTTAAATGTATTCTCAATGCTCTTGGAGGACAACATTTCATTTTTGTATCAGCTAAAACACGTTTCCAATAAACATAATTATTGGGAAGTAAATCTGTTTCATAATATTTTACTTGTTTTGACGCATTTAAAGGCACTTCTACAAGAAGTACCTGTAAATCATCAATAGAAAATTTTGATGCCTCATCACCCTGCTTTCTTGCATTATAACCATGTAATTGTTTTCTTACCCATCCTTTTTGTACTTTATTAAAAGCATTAAAGATTTGCCAACATTCCATGTTATCATAATCTAAAGAATCAAGCTTGTTGAGACCTTCTTTTACTTTTATAAGAATTTCTAAATTATTCATTCCAGAAAGATTCTACGTTTTTTAATAAATGTTTTAAAATTTCTTCATTAAGAGGATTATTCAAAAATTCTACTACATCAGAAGGATTTTTACCCATTAAAGTATTTGAGCTAACATGATAAATAAAACCATCACCTTTTATAGCAATAAGTTTATAATAAGTAGCATCTTTTACAATAGCTCTCAATTTGAGAATCTCTATATCTAAATCAGCAATTTCTAAAAATCTAATTGCTGTTTTCTTTTTATTTGTTTCTACAGTTTCTCCATTAATATACCTATCCATATTGTCATATAATACATCAATTGGAGTACTTTTCTTATATTGTGCAGAATTATCATCTACAACTTTACATACAAGAAATAGTTTATCAATGTTAGTTTTGTATAATCTATCTAAAGCAGCTAAAGCAGCATTTCTTAACTTCTTAACTTCTGTTCTAATAGTAGCTGTTTGTTCAAATTTATCTAAATAAAATTTTACACCTTTAGATGCTTTCTTACGAACATCATCTAAAGAGGAAGCTATCATAGAAAAACCACCAGCCTCAATAGCTTTTAGTTTAATTAAATCATAAATATCATTTTTAGGATCTAAAAAGATTGGCTCATTTGACAATCTAATTACAATTTTTTCCCAAAAATCATAATTATCAGGTCTAGCAGTTTGTACTTTAAACCAAAAATCTTTATCTGTAACATCTAATGAATTGCCAAAATATCTTTCTATAATAGCAACACATTCTCTAATATCTTTAATTTTTGCTTCTTTTTCATCAACAGGGAGCATTTGTACTTCAGGAGCAAATTCATTAAGACCTGTTATATAACGTCTTTTACCACTTCCTGTTGGATCTAAATAAATAATAGATTCTTCGTGTATAACACCTTCAAATAATACCATATTGTATCTTTCTAATCCCATATTAGGTATTGAAGGATCTACATAAGGTTTTATAGAAATAGAACTATTTCTTTTTAACGTGTTATGTTTTTCAATTATTGCTTCCATATATTTCTTTTCTTTTGGTTCTTTTATTCTTTTTAAAAAAGGTGGTTGGACATTTCTGCCCAACACACCATATTGACAAGGTAACGATTAATTATTAAGTAGTTAATTACATAGATCCACCTGTAATTGGATTCCTAAGAACTAATTTCAATACTTTAGTTGGATCTTTAACCCAGATAGAAGGCATGGCTTGTGTCATATATACTTTGTATCCACTAAAGTTACCTGAACTAGCAAATCCACTCTCTCTACCTAAATAGTCCATAGTACCATTTTGATACCACCATCTCAATTGACTATCATATTTCTTTTTTAACAAGAAAATATTATCATTTGTATTTTGAGTGATGTCAAAAATTATAAAACTGTAAGATGACAATGGAAAACCATCAATGATAGGATTTTCAATATCATTAGTGTGAACATGATCAAAAGCAGGATTCAAAACAAATTTAACATTTGCTAAGAAAGGAATAGTATAGCTTGTGAAAGCAAATCCATAATGCATATCCATTGCATTGCTACCACTAATACCATTTATACCTGATTTATCAAGATTTACAGTTAACCCTGTACCCAAAGCTTCACGTTTAATTGCTTCATTAACAAGTCTCATACCAGCTAAACCAGTTTGAACTATAATGTCACGTTTTGGGTCTGGACCTTTAAATTCTACTTTACCATTATAGAAATTATGCAATTCAGTTTGGAACATATCAAGACTAAATCCAGCTTTAGTATAAATCTTTTTATAAGAGTTATCTAACTGTTTCCAAAGACCTACTGATAATCTAATCTCATCTGGACCATCTTGTTTAACTCTACCACCTTTACCCCACATCAAATATCTTTCAATATCATTAGCAATTTTAGTAAGGTTTGCAGCTTCTAATTTAGTAATGAATGATCTGGTAAGAGTTCCTCTTTCTACTGCCTTCTTCACATAATCTTTACCCATTTTCTTAACCATATCATCAAGAGAGGTAATAGAAGGATCTAAATTCTTATCAAAGTTTCTCCACAATTCATTTATTACTAAAAGACCGTTTTCTGTCATACCTTTCTTCAAAATCAAATCTGCTCTACTAGAAACAATGAAATGTGAATGAGCTTCAGCCTGTCCTACAAAATTGTAGTACTCACGATATCCACTTTCTACATCACCAATGTCTGAGAATTTCTCACCATATTCTCCTCTTACAGAACCGATTCTGAAGATTTTTGTACCTGGTTTAAGATAATTCTTGTCTATTACAGCAAGATTGTCATTATCTACTAATTGAACTGTGTAAACATAACCATCAGAAGAAGGAAGAATATCATCATCTGTGATATACATTTCCAACCCATTGTATTTGTCATAAGTGATAATATCACCATGACCAAATGCACGTTTGTTTACTTTAATTTTAAAGGTTGTACCATCAATACCAAGATTAGAACGAGTTGGTTCTACATCTTCTGTGATATAAGGTAAATCAGATACTACTGGAGTCTTCCACTTATAAGCTCCATTTGGATCATCTACTTCGATGATATTCTTTCCACCAAAATTTGACATTTGGTACAAAGGCATTTCTACCTTTTGTGCCATTACCCAAAGGTCAACAACACCCAAATCATGAGCTGATGTTCCTTTAAGCATGTTATTAAGGTGGTAAGAATCAAGGTGTCCACCAACCTTTACGTTGGTTTCCCTTACAAAAATACCATTGTTTAATACTACACTCATTTTATTAATTTTAAATTGTTAATACTATTATCTTTCAAATATATTTCTACTTTGTCTTTTAATTGTTCTTTTTTCTGGTTTGCTTTCAGGTGCATTATTAGTAGCAGCTTTATTATCTTGTTCTGTTTTTAATTTCCTAGTAATTTCATCTGTTGTTTTATTTTTAGCAACTTGCATGATAGCTTCTTTATAACTATCTGGTTCTGCTAAAAGCCATACTGCTTCTGCTATTAAATCATATCTGGGTTTATCTCCAAATTGATAATCTTCTAATAATTTACCAAGTAAATTAGTAGGTCTTCCAGTCATACTCTGATATTTAGTAGTAGTCATTTCTTCAAATAACATTTTTTGACGTTTGCTATCTATCTTAATTCCACCTAATTCACCTGTTTTTAATACATCTACTACATTATTAATGTAAGATTCTCTTTTAGCAATCATAGCTTTTTTATGTTCTTCTTGTTTTTTTACTTGTTGCTGTACAATTTCTTCCTGCATTTCATCTATAGCAGGTTTAAATTGTCTTGCTTTCTTACCAAGCATATTCATTTCAGACCATTCTTCTATTTGCTCTTCTATTTGTTCTTGTGTGCCAAAACCTTTAGCATATAAATAAGCTCTTACAATATGCTCATGATGTTCTGGAATTTCTGCATCTAATTGTTTTACTTGTTCTGTTTGTGCTAATGCTCTAAACATACCTTGTAAATCTGTACCACCCTCTAATACATATTTAGTTGCCATTTGTAATTCTTTAGGTAAAGCTTCAAAAAATTCTGTTTGAATTTTTTCTTGTAGTTCCTTTTCCTTTTCTTCAAAATTACTTTTAATTAAATCTTCCCAGTCTTTTTCAGTATATTCTTCTAAAGGTTTATCATCATCAAAAGGAATTAATAATCCTTTATCAATTAAAGATTTAAAAACATCAGCATTGTTTTTAATTTTTCCTTTTGCAGGTGTTTTAAATTTTTCTTCACTTTCTTCTTCTTCAGAATTAAGTGAGGGAATTACATCTTCTAATTCATCTTTAAAATCTTCATCAATGTCAATTGTTTCTTCTTTTTCTGTAGTTAATACATTAGGAGAAGTTACTACTGATTCTGCTCCTGGTATAGGGAGAAAATCATCAATATTATCTAATATTACATTTTCGTTTTCCATACTTTTTATCTTTTTTGGTTACTGTTTCTACTATAAAGATATAAAATAAATTTTAAACATTTACATTTTTTAAATTTAAAAATCAACTATAGTCAAATACATAGCTAAAGCTATTTTGTCTTTTTGAAATCATATTTGTTTTTATTCTCTTTTGCTATTTGTAACTGTTTATTAGCAATGTTTTCTTTTACTTGTAATTCTTTTTCTTTCATTGCTAATTTTTTATTTTCTATCATTTTTACTCTTTCTTCTTTATTTCTTTCCATATCCATTTTTGCTTGCATAGCTTCTTTTTTATCAAGATATGCCATAGCATCAATAAAATCACTTTGTTTGTTTTTATTTAAATCTACCATAGAACCATATCCTGCAGCACGTATTTCTGCAATCTTAATATTAGTTTCTCTATCCAAAGCATTTTGTGTAGCTTCTTGTTCTGCTTTAAGCATGAATTTTCTTTCTTCTGCTTGTTGCTTCATTTGTTCTAATTCTTTAGCAGCTTGCTGTTCTTGTCTTATTCTTTCATTAGTTTTTTCTTCTATAGTTTTAAGAACTGATTCAACTTCTGTAATAGAATCTGATTTTAAAATATTACCTAAATCATAAATTGTAGCATTAGTTGTATTATTATTTAATGCAAGTTGTCTTATTTGTTCTAATAACATTCTTTGATTAATCTTAGTTGTTATATAAACATTAAGTTCTCTTGATAATAAATCATTACCATTAATTGTAAAATTAATCCTTTCCTCCATAGAGGTCATGTATTGTAATCTTACACTAGGATTATTAGAATGATAATATTGTGCTAAATCAGTTCTCATTTGATGTACTCTAGGCATTAAATGCTCAGCATGATTTACAAAATACATTTCTGTTTGAGTATAACTCATATTAATTGCTTGTTCTATACCTGTAGCAGTTTCTTGTGATGTTATATTAGCCATTCTTTGAGGAGATAATCCTATAGATTCAAAACATTGTTGTTTAAAGAAATTAGCTAATTGTACTCTAGTCATTAATCTATTAGTTTGTTCTAAATTTAATACTTGAGCATGTTGCATTGCTACAGTACTTTCTGTATTGGCTAATGTAGAATCTACAGGTAATATTTGAAAATTCTTCATTGCTACATAAGCCTTAGCTAAATTATTTCTACCCCAATCTTCATCCATTGAATTTTGTGGTAAGAAATTTTGATCTAATAAGATAACAGTTCCTAATTCATCTATCAACATATCAGATATTTGATTATTTACCAAATTATATCCGATTTGATAAGGTTTCATTTTATCAACTAATGAAGTACTCTTACTATTTCTTTCTGAAAATATACATCCTTCTACTGGTAATTTACAGCCATATAAAGTAGTATTACCTTTAAATTGATATTTGAGAGGTTTAACATCTAAATAAATAGGAGTAAATCCTGATGCTTTTTCATCAAAATGTTGTGATGGTTTATTAGGTCCTATCTTAACTCCACCCCAAACTTCATTAATCCAAATCCATTCTATATGTTCTCCAAATACTAAATTCTTTTTAGATTTACCTCTCATTACAGAAGTATCATATATTGGTTTATCTGTAACTTTATAATTTTCATCTACAATTAAATCTGTTACAAACCCTATTTCATCAACTTTAGTAACATGTCCAATTAATCTCTGTGATTTCCAGTATGCTGTTGTTACTCTTACTTTTGTATTTGGATTAATAACAGAATAATCTTCATTTTGACTTAGTATATCTTCTATTAAATCTATATCAGAAAAAGTATCATGGAAAGAAGTATATTGTCTCATTCCTAAAGAAGGACCTTCTGTATTCCATTCATGTGATTTTGTAGCATCATAAAAAGCACCATCGTTATCTAACCCTGGCAAAATATATTGCATGTTTTGTATTGGATATAATTCTTCCAAAGATGCAATTTGCTCTGCTGTCATTTTATATCCATATTTATCTATAACATCTGCTATAGGCATAATATCAAATCTACCTACAAAACTACCATCTGATATATATCTTGTCTCTGGAGCTTTGTAATAGAATGTGAGAACAGGATTCCATAACTCTATGTCATAATCATCCTCATTCATTTTAAAATGCCAAAATTCAGAGTCTGTTATTAACATGTCTCTAAAAGCAATGTTTTCTAATTCTTTAATAGAATACTTTTCTTCATCTACATTATGTTGATGTGTAGCCCATTGCTCTACCATAGATCTATAATCCTTTTTGAAAAAAGATTCTATTTCAGGTAATTTTTTAATTACATCTGGAGACATCATTTGTTGTGCTTGTTGAGCACCTTCCTCTGTTTCCAAATCTAATCCTAATTGTGCAATCTGTTGTTGGACTTTTGCTTGCCCATATTGCATTAATATATCTTCAATAGCTTTTCTTTTTTCTTCTATGAGTTCATTATAAGATCTATCATCTACAGCTCTGTAAAGTATCTTATCATTTCTTTTAGCAAATTCTCCTGTGAGTACATTTATGACATTAGGAATAATAGGATAGAATTTAAGTTCTAAAGCTGAAGAATCGTCTTCTGTAAGAATGTCTATTAGTTCTGCAGTTTCATTATTTTCTTCTACAATATAATCAGATCTATCTATAATACCATTGGCTAAACGATAATTTTTTAATAATCTTTTATATTTAAGAGTAATTTGTTCTAATCCTTTTTTTTCTAGCCAATCCATGTTCCATTCTCTCCAATCATCATCTTTATCTTTAGTTAAGAGAAATTGTATAGGCTGTGTTAAAACACCCATTCTAGTTCTATCTATTTTAGCTCCAGCTTTGATTTGAAGAGCATTGTAAACTTTTACCATATTATCTTAATTTTTTAAATGCACTACGTTGTATTCCTTTTTGACTTAAATTGCGCCCTTTATTTCCTATAGATTTAAAGGGGCTTATTACTAAGTTACTATTATTTTTTGATTTATCCAAAATTTTTGTTTCATATCTTCTTTCTTTATTGTTACCTTTATTTGCAGTTTGGACTGCTATAAAGGCTGTTAAAGCACAATAAGCAATTAAACGGTCATAGTTACCAGATGAATCTTTATAAGCTTGCATCTCTTTTAAAAGCATTATATCAGGTATTCTTTCTATTCCATAATAAGTTTTAGTAATTTCCCCATCTGGTTTAGTTTCAATATCTAAAGGTTCTAATAAAAATTCTATACCATATGGAAGTAAGGTATCTTTAAATAGTCTATTAACATTTCTCCAACCATAATCTTGATATACATTAGTATTAGCTTTTATATCTTTTAAAAATACAAGTTGATCTTTTGGTACTAAATATCTTTGTTTATTCCTTTCTTGCATATATTGAATAAACAATGATACGTTATTTTCTATAACACACCAAGCATTATATAATTCTAACATCATTTCTATTCTTTGATGTGTCATTTTTAAATCATCAAATCTACCTGTCCACCAACAAACTAATTTTCCTTTTTCTAATCTGTGTTCTATTTTACCATCATCTTTAATAATAGTAACTTCTGTAGCATTTTTATAAATATATATAGAAGCCAATGAATTACTCGTTGTGCTTTTACCAGAGCTTATAGGGTCTAAAGAAGCATAATAAGTTCCAAATTTAGCCCCTTCAACAGGTCTTTCATGCATAACTATTACCCCTTCTTTGTTTTCAGCATTCATTCTAACAGGAAATTCTGATATTGGTAATTTCCTAGATGGTTTAATTATTATTTTACCTTCTATATCTCTATCTAATTCTACATGTTCTAAATAATAAGTATTATTTTTTATTCTTTCTATTTGTTGTGATATAAGGTGTAAAGGAAATGGAGATTCTTCTCTAGCAGCAAAAGCTTCAGCAATGTTTGTAGGTTTCTGTGAAATACGTAATTGATAATCTGCTGGAGTTAATTCTTTTTTCCATCTTTCTCTTTCTTCCATTATAGCTGCAAAAGCCTCTTCTACTTTTGAATTACCATATTCATCTACATAAGGTAACATGGACCATTGTTCTGGAATAAATAATCCACATTCTCCTATTGTACCTTTATCATCTAATAGATTAGTTTTAACAGCTAGTACATCTTTAGTATTAGGTCTTCTTATTAATTCTTCTAATGGTTCACAATCTTTTAAATCTCCAACAGAACCTGCTGCTATAAACATACCAGTATAGCTCATACCAGATTTTAAAGCAGGTAATAAGAATTCTAAAGTTTGATTCATTTTAGGGGCTACACCTGCCTCATCGTAAAAGAAGAGAGTGGTAGGACCTCCTACAGACCCACTTGGGTCTGTATCTAATATAAGACCCTTCAGTACAGATTTAAGACCAACATCCATCTTTTTACCATTTTGTTTAATCTCAATTTTCTGTTGCCAATCTAGAGCTTTATCAGGATTACAAGGTCTATACCATGCTGTATGTTGATTTAAGAAGTTTCTATATTCATCTATAAATCTCCATGTATCTTTAACATAAGTTCCTAATGATGCTGCTAGCTTACATATAGAACCACTATCAAACCAAAATCTATTTATTAATTTTGCAGCATGATAATATGAAGACAACATCTGACGTTTCTTTAAAATAGCCACATGTTTACCAGAATGTTCTGCCAACTCTTCATACAAAGCCATATGATACTGAGCATCACGTACATCTATAAATGTAAAATCCTTTTTTTCTTTATTATAAATTTTTAAGAAATTTAACAACATATAATATTCTCTAGGTAAAAACCATTCTTTATTACCATTTTGATATATTGCCCCATTCCTACATTTATCTTTTTGATCTTCCCAATATGTTACAAAATCTTTACTATTAGTAGGATATAAACAAAACACACCTCTTTTATCAAAAATTTTAGCTTGTTCATTAAATAAATGTACTGTATCATCAAAATCATATTGTCCTGGTTCTTTCCACAAAGACCATAACCAATCTACATAAGAAGATTGAGTGGGAAAGTCTTTTCTCTCCCACCTCTCTAATTTTACATCATACAAAGGGACTGATTTGTACATGAAATTTAATTTAAAATTATATTATATGTTTCATAAAATATTTCTTTTTTACAAGGGTAATATTCTCCTTTAATAGTATCAAATTTCATAGTATTTTATAGCACTATGAAACTTGTTTGTAAGGATAATATCCTTTCGGGGTTATCCTTACTGGACTTACTACAAAGCCCTCTATCCCATTAGTCGTAAGAC